TCAATCCAATCTATGCCAAGAGATACTTTTACCCACCCGCCCTTTCCAGAGAATTGAAGATCCTGAGGGACGAATTGCTCTTTGCACTCTTGGCAGCATCAACTGGGGAGCGTTCCGCAACCCACAGGAGATGAGAAAGGCCTGTCGTGTACTTGTACGTTCGTTGTCTAACTTATTATCCTATCAAGACTTCTTGAGTGTACAGAGTCGTTTGGCTAATTTAGAGTTTGAACCATTAGGGGTTGGCATTACTAACCTAGCCTACTGGCATGCTAAACGCAACTTCAAATACGGCGAAGCTGATAGTCTTGCAGAAGTTAAGCGTTGGATGGAACATCAAGCATACTATCTTACCGAGACCAGTGTGGAATTGGCCCAAGAGAGGGGCCCGTGTACACGTAGTGAACACACGTGGTATGGTAAGGGAGTATTTCCTTGGGAGCGTCGCAACAAAGGAGTTGATGAGCTAACAGACTTTACGCCAAGTATGGACTGGGAGCCGCTGAGATCCTTAATGAAGAAGTATGGTATCCGTAATGCTACCTTAATGGCCGTGGCACCGGTCGAGTCCAGCTCAGTTGTGTTAAATTCCACTAACGGAATTGAAATGCCGATGGAATTGATTTCTGTCAAAGAATCGAAAGCTGGATCGTTTGTACAGGTCGTGCCAGAGTACAAACGCCTAAAGAATCGTTATCAGTTGATGTGGGACCAAAAGGACTGTGTTGATTATTTGAAAACTGCTGCGGTTTTAGCAGCCTACATTGATCAAAGTTTGTCAACTAATACATTCTATAATCCTGCACACTTTACCAGCTTAGACCCACAAAAGGATCGCAAGGTCCCGGGAACTTTAATTGCCAAAAACTTAATGTTGGCTTACAAATGGGGTATCAAGACTATATACTATAGCTTAATTAACAAAGTCGGTGCTAAGGAAGGTGTAACAACTACCAATACATTAATAGTTGCTCCTCCATCATATGTTAATGCTGCCGATAGTGTAACTCTGTACGACGACGCCGACTGCGAGGCCTGCAAACTTTAAGGAACATTATGTCAAAAGAACAATATAATCTAAGCAAACAGACAAATTATTTAAAACGAAAAATGTTTTTAGATCCTGCAGGTCCTGTTACAGTACAACGATTCGAGGAAGTTAAGTATCCCAAGATTGCCAAGTATGAAGAACTTGCTCGTGGATTCTTTTGGGTACCAGAAGAAATTAGTCTCACTAAAGACAAGATGGATCACAAAGAAGCCAGTGATGCCGTGAAACATATTTTTACAAGTAATCTACTTCGCCAAACAGCGTTGGACAGTATTCAAGGTCGTGCACCTAACCAAGTGTTTCAACCTGTCATTAGTATTCCCGAGCTTGAAGCATTAGTAAGCAATTGGAGTTTCTTTGAAACAAATATTCACTCAAAATCTTACAGTCACATTATTCGTAATGTCTATGGCGTACCTAAGGAAGAATTTAACAAGATTCACGACACGACTGAAATTGTTGGTATGGCTGCTAACATTGGTCGTTACTATGAGGATCTTCATCAGCTCAACTGCCGTAAAGAGTTGGGCGAAGAAATTGAACTCCATGCTCATAAGCGAGCCATATGGATGGGACTACACGCATCATATGCACTGGAGGCTTTACGCTTTATGGTGAGCTTTGCTACCAGTCTAGCAATGGTAGAGAATAAGATCTACATTGGCAACGGAAATATTATCAGCTTAATCCTACAGGACGAATTATTACATGCAGAATGGACTGCTTGGTTAATTAATAATGTAACCAAAGACGACCCAGATTTTGTACAACTTGAAGAAGAATGTGCAGAAGAAGTCTATGCTCTTTACATGGATGTTATTCGAGAAGAAAAAGAGTGGGCAGATTATTTGTTCAAGCTAGGACCAGTTATTGGCCTTAATGCTACTATCCTATCTGACTTTGTTGACTACACTGCGTTTGTTCGCTTAAAAGAAATTGGCATCAAATATCAAGGAGACCATCCTAAGTTTAGTCCTATCCCTTGGTTCAATAAGCATGTTAACATTAACAAAAAACAAACTGCCCTGCAAGAAAATGAAAGCACAAACTACGTCATTGGCGTAATGAGTGATCAAGTCGAATACGAAGAATTACCAGATCTATAAAGGAAATAACATGAAAGCAATTGTATGGTCTAAGTACCATTGTCCCTTCTGCGAACAAGCAAAAGCATTATTAAAACAGAAAGGCATTGCCTTTGAAGAAAAGAAAATTGGAGACGGTTATACCAAAGAAGAATTATTAGAAGCCGTCCCTACTGCTCGCACCGTTCCCCAAATATTTTTAGATGGAGAACTAATTGGTGGGTTTACAGAGTTAAAGGCTAGATTAAATGGCTAACAGTGATGACGAACTAACCATTAGTCAGTTAGATAATCTGGATAATATGTCAATTGATCTTAGCAATTCAATGAATTACTATTCTTTTTCAACAACAGGTGCATCAGGTGCATCAGGATCTTACACTATATCAACTGGCGCAGGTGCTAATGGAACGTGGAATACTAACCCCTATATTTTTACAAGCGGAGCAAGTAGTATAGCAAACGTTTCAAGTTCGGGACTACACGTTACCAGCGATGCTAAATTTGATGGAGACATCAAATGGAAAGGCCGTAGTCTTGGAGACTTGCTAACTACTATTGAAAAGAGATTGGCTATTCTAACTCCGGATCCTGCCAAGCTAGAGCACTTTGAAGCACTACAGAAAGCATACCAGCATTATAAAACTCTAGAAGCACTGTGCGAGATACCCGAGAAAAGTGATGACAGATCCTAAAGATCAAAAAATAGCCGCACTAGAGCAACAACTTGCTAAGTTAATACAGCAGGTTAAAGAATTAAATCAGCGTGTCTCTTTTCTAGAAAGAGAAAACGCCAGACGAAAACAAGACATAAACATTTTAGCACAGAGAAAAGGATAAACATGTTATTAGAAAAGCAAACAGCAGTAGGTGATGTTGTCACTATTAAATTTATGAACGGTGAGGAAATCATTGCTCGACTAGAATCAGAAACTGCCGATACAGTTACAGTTAACAGGCCACTAACTGTAAGCCTCGGACCACAAGGACTAGGAATGATTCCATTTCTATTCTTAGGTGCAAAAGAAACTATTGTATTAAAGCAACAACACATTATTGCAATGTGCCCTAGTAAAAAAGAAGCAGCGGATCAGTATCTGCAGGGAACTACTGGTATTGCTCTAGCGTAAATACTAGTTTAGGGATTCATTATGCCAACTTATGACATTACTGCTGATGCCGTTGAAGTTAACGAAGGTACTCTTGTAACTTTTTCGGTTGCAACTACTGAAGTTGCCAATGGTACCACACTCTATTGGACTGTTGCAGGTACCAATGTCAATGCAAGTGATTTTGTCAGTGCATCTACTTCGGGTTCGATAACGATAACTGGTAATGCTGCAAGTTTTACAACTACAGTACGAAATGATTCTTCACTAGAAGGATACGAATATTATGTTGTCCAACTGCGTACAGACAGTATATCGGGGGCGGTTGTTGCAGTATCTCAAAATATAGCTATTCTAGACACTTCAACAGGTGGAGTTGTTAATGATCCAGAAAATGGTAGGCTAGGTTGTGTGTCAAATGAGTCTAGTAAGCCAGCATATTATGTAAACGGTGCATGGTACAAAGTTACTGGCACTGCAATATCTTTGTAAGGAATATAGACAATGCCTTATATCCCAGGCGGTGGAAGAATTAGTGATGTATATCGAAGCGGCAATGTGTTTGCTAACAATGTACCAGTTGCACTATGGTTGTCGCCCGGCGGCAGTGCTAGCTTTGCAGGAATTGATGTAGATATTGCTGTTAATATTCCTCCTAATGCACAAACCGAAGTTGCACAACAAACTGAGACTTTAGTCGCTGCTCAGATTGCTGCGCCTACTGCTCCTAATCAATATTACAACGCAACAGCGGCAGCAGATGGAGTTAAAGGTAATTATGCACCAGTGGACGATCAAACTACCAGCACAGGTATAGTGTCAACGGCAACTAACGCCGCTGACATTGTTACATTCTTAAAACGAACCGTAGAAGAAGCTGGCCGTGGCATGTGGAGAGAAACAGGTCAATCCGGAGGTCCAAGTAATCCTAATATTGTTGGTATCTGGAAAAGCCTCGGATATCCTAGTTCGGGACCATGGGTCAGTGATCAAACTGCATGGTGTATGGGATTTGTTAATTTTGGACTCAAATGTTCTGGTTATAAGTATGTGCAAACTGCCGCAGCCGCAGCCATAACTACAACTCCTGGACGATGGGGTGCTGTTCAGGTACCTAACGCACAAGCTCAACCTGGAGATATCGCATTTTGGAGTTATAGGCATGTGAATTTTGTCTATGAAAACAAAGGTGGAAAATTTACTTTTGTAGGCGGTAATCAAAGTCCAAAAGCAAGTAATAACCCAAATGACGGTGATGTTACAATAAGTTGGCCAGGGGGAATCGCTCCAAATCATCCATCTTGGGTAAGTTGCTGGAGAATTACCAAATAATCGGTTGACAAACCGGTAAAAGTACAGTATAATAATAACAAGTAGGAAGCAGTATGCAGGGAAAAGTTAAATGGTTTAATAATTCAAAAGGTTTTGGATTTATCGTTCCAAATGGCACAACTGATGATGTGTTTGCACACTTTAGTCAAATCCAAATGGAAGGATACAGGACACTGGCAGTTGGACAAGAAGTAGAATTCGATCTAACCGAAGGTGATAAAGGTAAGCAAGCTCAAAATATTCGTTCAATTAAGAAAGACTAAAATGTACACATATGAAGTTTGGATTCGTCTTAATGCATATCAAACCGCACATGTTCGTGTAAATGCTAACGATGATTTGCAGGCTAAGATGATTGCCGAAAGTCAATATGGTTCCGGCAATGTCCTTAACTATACCAGAATCTCCTAATTCTGCAAAAGGGCGAACCAGTTATGATTCTACATCTACTGGTTCTTTAATTCCTTTCTTCAATAGAAATGTCAGTGAGTATCCCACTGAGGCAGGTGGTATAAAATTTGATTTAGTCCCAGTGACTAAACAAAAAGACATAATGATTAATCATGCTAGGATTTATGCCCAGCAAGAATACGATCGAATAATGCAGTTGGTTGCTGTATTAGAAACACAAGCACAGCAGATTAAACGAAGGCTAGAAATAACTGACGCGGTACATGCCGCCGAATATCAATTCAGCCCTGTGCTAGGACAATCATACTGGTTAACCTGGGACAAGAGAAAATCAAAAACATTGTTAGTGTTTCAAGGACCCAACGGATGGTCAAGTGGTCCACCTGAGGATTATGAATATATTGCACATGTAAAATATATGGGCGATCATACTTGGATGGAACTTGACAGTCAAGGCAATCCTGTTGTATAATAAATAATAGACTTTTGCAGGGGCAAGTTTGCGTAGCAGATATGCAGTAGGTGAGATTCCTACAGGCTTAGCAGAGGCCAAACACACCCTGGGAAGTCTGTTAAAAGTTATTGCTGTATGAAGCAAAGAGAAAAGTGTTCTGGACGCGGGTTCGACTCCCGCCTGGTCCACCAGTAAGAATATTGTTCGCACCAAATAACAGCGCAAAAAATAGTGGCGTAGTTCCGGACTATGGATCACTAGCAATGTTCTTACTAATGGGCCAGTCATGGTTTCGACAGGGCAAAGAGTAACAGAGTGGACAGCACGGTAATGTGAAAACCGTAGGGTTGGGGATTCCCGGCCGAAGAAGCAAAAAACGTAAACGCAAACGACGAACAGTTCGCTTTAGCAGCCTAAACACTGCTTAGGGTAGTTATACCTCGTAACAGAAAATAACAGGACCCGCTTCGGCGGGTTTCTTTTTGATAAAAATTTCACAAAATTGTAATCATTTTGTAATCGTTTTGTGTTTAAATATTTGTGTAAGAACTAACATCACAAGGAGACTTACAGTGAAAAAATTATTTGCTATTCTATTTGCAGCCGTAGCAGTGTCAGCACAAGCCGCAGACATTACAGGTGCAGGCGCTACCTTTCCATTCCCAATCTATGCCAAGTGGGCCGAAGGCTACAAAAAAGCCACAGGTACAGGCATGAACTATCAAAGTATTGGATCATCAGGCGGCATTCGTCAAATCAATGCCAAAACAGTAGACTTCGGAGCAACTGATGCTCCAGTAAGCGGAGAGAATTTGGACAAGATGGGACAGGTGCAATTCCCTGCTATCATTGGCGGAACAGTTCCTGTTGTTAACTTAGATGGTTTCAAGCCAGGTGAACTACGCATCACTGGTCCGGTTATGGCCGAAGTGTTTATGGGTAACATCAATCGTTGGAATGATCCTAAACTAGTAGCACTCAATCCAGGTAAAACATTACCTAATACAGAAATCACAGTGGTACATCGTGCTGATGGTTCAGGAACAACATTCAACTGGACAGACTATCTAACAGTTGTTAGTACAGAATGGGCTAGTCGTGTAGGCCGCGGTGCCGCAGTTAAATGGCCGGCCGCCAGTTCAGTAGGTGGCAAGGGCAATGAAGGTGTTGCAGCCAACGTAAACAGAATCAAAGGTTCAATTGGTTATGTAGAGTATGCTTATGTTAAGAAAAATAACATGACATTCCTGCAACTACAAAACAAGAGTGGCAAGTATGTTAGTCCAGATGACTTAACATTTGCCGCCGCAGCAGATGGTGCTGATTGGTTTAGTGTTCCTGGGATGGGTTTGAGTATTGTGGATCAAAAGAATCCTAATGCTTGGCCAGTAAGTTCGGCAAGTTTTATCATCATGTACAAGAACCCTGCTAACAAAGCCAACAGCGATGAAGTGTTAAAGTTTTTTAATTGGGCATTCAAGAACGGCAAGAAAGATGCTGCCGACTTAGATTACGTAGCATTACCGGACAGTTTAACAAAACAGATCCGTGAACGTGTTTGGACACAGATCAAATAAGATACTCGCCTGCTGACGGCGTACAATGTGATAAGTAGTTAGCACTGGCACCTTCGGGTGCTTTTCTTTTGCCCAAAATCCGTTGACATTAGTACAATCACTAATATATAATAGCGTATGACTAACAAGTCATGTTTTTAAAAGGAAATATAAAATGAAAAAAATCGCAATCGCATCTATCTTGGCGTTGAGTGCAATCGCTGCTTCCGCAGTTGAAGTTGGTGTTACTACTACTCGTGACGACACAGGCGCTCGCAATGCTGCTGGATTCACAGTAGGCCAGACATACGGTCGAGTTGGTGTTACTGCTGGTTTTGAGCGTTTCACCAAAGGTGCTAACGATCAGGATCGTTACAGCCTTGTAGCAGGTTACAATGTTGCCAAATTTGGTGCAGTTACCATTACACCCAAAGTTGGTACAGCCTATTTGAATAACCAAACTGGCGTCGACGGTTATGCCATGACCGTAGGTGTTGGTGCCAGTATGCCTTTAACCAAGCAGGTCACAGTGGGCATTGACTATGCTCGCCAGTATGGGCAAGATCGTGTACAGTCATTTGACGGTGATCGCATTACCGCTGGTGTAAAATACAAGTTTTAATTAACCAATTAGGCCCTACCCTCTGGGACCTAGTCCTACGGTGGGGTTTTCTTTTGGTAAAATTTTCGGTTGCAATAAAACCAGTTTTACCATATACTAATATCATAGACATACACATTAGGAGGTTCTATGACTAACGCTGAACATACACTTACACAATTGAAACTTTGGTGCATTGCCCAATCTAAGGACGAACAGATTTGGTTTAATAAAGATGCCGTAT